TGACACTTAATTTTGGTCGAGCGAATATACCACTGCTAGTTACTAATCATACCTACGACGTAGTAGGTAGCTACGTCCCTATGAAGGAGATGGGTGGTGGATCAGGACTTAAGTACGCTGCTTCTAACATTATTTTCCTATCCAAAGCTAAGGAAAAAGACGGTACCGAGGTTGTTGGCAATCTCATTACTGCCACAAATCGTAAAAGTCGCTTTACAAAAGAGAACAGTAAGGTTAAAGTAAGGTTGTTCTTTGACGATCGAGGACTTGACAAGTATTACGGACTACTGGAACTGGGTGAGAAGTATGGAGTTTTTACACGAAAGGCAAATCGCTTTGTGTTTGGTGGGACTTCAGTTTATCCTAGTGCCATTCTTAAGGAGCCAGAAAAATACTTCACTCCTGAAGTGATGCAAGCACTCGATGAGTGCGCAGCAAAAGAATTCAAGTACGGTAATGAATGAACGAATTGAACGAACGATCTTACGGAGTCTCTTCAGACACGAGGACTACTACCGTAAGGTTCTTCCCTTTATAAGAGCCGAGTACTATGAAGAATTACACGAAAAGGTCGTATACGAAGAAGTCGCAAAATTCGCTTCTAAATATGACCGTCTCCCGACCACGGAGGTTATACTCATTGAAGTCGAAGGACGGTCGGATGTTTCTGATGAGACTTTTGGTCAAGTCAGAAATCTCTGTGACTCTTTCAAAGATGTAGAAGATCCTACACAGGATTGGTTACTAGATGCTACTGAGAAGTGGTGTAAAGATAGGGCTATCTACATAGCCTTGATGGAGTCGATCAAGTTAGCAGATGGAAAAGACGAAAAGAAATCAAGAGATGCTATCCCAGACATCCTCAAAGAAGCCCTCTCTGTATCTTTTGACGATCATATTGGCCACGATTATCTGGTTGATTACCAAGAAAGGTTCGACTTTTACACAACAGACGAAGAAAAAACTCCTTTCGATTTGGAGTACTTTAATAGGATTACTAAGGGTGGGATCCCCAACAAAACGCTGAACGTAGCACTAGCTGGTACTGGTGTTGGTAAGTCACTCTTTATGTGTCACGTAGCAGCATCTTGTTTGTCACAAGGAAAGAATGTCTTGTATATTACCCTTGAGATGGCAGAAGAAAAGATAGCAGAACGTATTGATGCTAACCTTCTCAACGTTAATATAAAGGACATACCAGATCTACCTAGAATGATCTTTGAATCAAAGGTATCTGATCTGTCACGTAAGACTCAGGGTAAGTTAATTATCAAGGAGTATCCTACAGCGTCTGCACATAGTGGACACTTTAGGGCACTCTTGAATGAGTTAGCTTTGAAAAAGAACTTCTCACCTGATATAATATTCATAGACTACTTAAATATATGTGCATCATCGAGGTATAAAGGTGCTATTGTTAACTCCTATACGTATGTTAAAGCGATTGCAGAAGAACTTCGTGGTCTCGCTGTCGAATTCGACCTCCCGATTATCTCAGCGACTCAGACTACCCGTGCTGGCTTTGGTTCTAGTGATGTTGACCTTACCGACACTAGTGAGTCTTTCGGCCTTCCAGCAACTGCTGATTTTATGTTCGCTCTTATTTCTACTGAGGAGCTTGAGCAGCAAAACCAAATACTAGTTAAACAATTGAAGAATAGATACAATGATCCTACAATGTATCGTAGATTTGTTGTGGGTATTGACAGAGCGAGGATGAAGCTGTATGATGTTGAGCAAGGTAAAGACTCTGAGGTAGAAGCCAAGGATGTCGATTTCACACCAGATTTTGAAAAGAAATCTAGTTCTAAATTCGCTGATTTTGTAGTATGACTGAACGTACCATCGTTGATGTAGACAAGTATATGGAATTCGTTGATCAAACAACGAGTTGGCCATCTAAAAGTAATGCTGAGTTTGTCAAACGTATTAATGAACTAGATAAGGAGAACATTAATATATCACGTCTGCTTACTGCTGCCATTGGTCTCAGTGCTGAGGGTGGTGAGTTTGCAGAGATTGTAAAGAAGGTAGCATTCCAAGGTAAAGAGTTGGATCCAGATGTCAAGATACATTTGCTCCGTGAATTAGGGGATGTGTTCTGGTATTACAGTCAAGCTTGTATGGCATTGGGATTTGATTTTAATCAAGTATTAGCACAGAATATGGCTAAACTTTTAGCACGTTATCCCGACGGTACATTTGATATCGAACGATCTGAGAACAGGAAGGATGGAGATATCTGAAGAAATTTCTAAGTTCCCTGAGGAATATAAGGATATGATGAAGGGCAAGTTATCTAAGAGACAACTTGAGATCCTTGATGGTGCCGAGTTAAAATCTCACGAGGGTATGGTCTTTGGTGGGATGTATTCCGATTGGAAGCGGAGGAGGGGATTTAAGTGGGTGTAGATGTCAAATATGATTGCGACAATCTACTTGATTTAATAAGGATATATGATGTAGATGTCCTCTGGAAGGATGTACTTACCGAAGCACGTAACTGTTATGGACTCTGGAAGTCGGTTATAGAACCACTTGCAGAGTCTTCTATGCACGGGAAGAAAGATGAATGGGATATGTCTATGAGCAAGAACGCTTATAACATCATCACACTTTCTTCTACAATGCCAGAGATGTTCTATTTGTGGAACCAGATGTTCCAGAACATTAGGAAGTATCCAGGACTAGAGTCTAAGCCACTATGGATACACGCTTGGATGAATGCTCATAGGTATGAGGATCTAGGTAAGATGTCATTGGGATGGCATAACCATAGCTATGTTAAGTATCACGGGTTTGTACATCTAAGTGACAAACCAACTAAGACAGTATTTTCAGATTTTATACCAAAGGATTTTAAAGAAAGAGATGAGCAGTGTTTAATATATTTTGATACGAAAGATCGTACTAAGCATCCAATGGATGCAGATGAGTATCCATATGAAATAGAGAATAGGCAAGGTCTCCAGTATATTGGTCCAGGTCCGTTAATGCACGCTGTTAAACCCTTGCCATATGAGGGAATCCGTGTTAGTATAGGGTATGATATTATCGATGACCTCAACTGGCTACCTATGGAATCGTGTAGTTCAGACAAGGGAGTCTGTCAATTCTATCCAGTGTTCGAGAGATCAAAAGATTTCTTCAACACCAAACTAGTTCCCGTTCCTACATTTAAAGATGAAACTTAGATCAAGTGAGGAGCCTGAAGTCACCTGCTACATCGACGAAGAGGAGGTAGACTGCACCACTTGGGTACCTGTTGAAGATAGAGAAAAATTCCTACAGGTATTGAAGGAGAGGTGTTATCGTGAGGGAGATTTTACCCTTTCGTCAGGTAAGAAAACAAATTATTATGTCAATTGCAAACCAGCAACACTGGATGGAAAGTGTCTTCTTTTCATTAGTTGGTGTATACTTGAATGCATTGAACCAGATGCAGCAGCAGTAGGAGGTCTTACTCTTGGTGCTGATCCTTTAGTAGCAGGTGTAGCAGCAGCTGCAGCTATAGAAGAACGTACCCTTATGGGTTTGATAGTACGTAAACAAGCAAAAGGTCACGGTACTCAGTCTTGGATTGAAGGACCAAAATTACCTAAAGGTTCTAAGGTTACTGTACTTGAGGATGTAGTTACTACTGGTGGGTCTGCTATTAAAGCAGCAACTAGGTTACGTGACTGTGGTTATGTGGTAGAACGTGTAGTTTGTATAGTAAACAGACAAGAGGGATCAGAAGCAGATGAGTTTATGGATGCAAATGGATTAGAATTGATTAGTTTATTTTCTTTAGAGGAATTGAGAGATGGAGAATGAAAAAGATTGTGCGGATCAATACCTTGAATGCTCTAGTGAGTGTGACATCAATGATTCTGAATGTGAAGAGGAGTGTGTCACAGACCTTAAGGAATGTGATGTCCCTGAGCCTACCAAAGGTGGTACTTGGGTGGAGAATGACGGATCAACAGGTGAATGTCCACCAGCACCAGGTTATAACTGGAGAGAAGACGAAGGAGAATTGATCTCAGAGATATTACAAATTGCTGCTTTACTGCGCGGAACTGCTACAAGATCTGAATGTTTAACATCACAAGGCATAAGTAGTAAGAAGATTACTATTGAGTATGACGTTAAGCACAAAGATGAGGTTGGAACTGACTGACATCGTATGCAGAATTAAATCTCAAGGACCAGTAACTCTTGAAGAGAGGATCTGGATGCATAAGTTAATAGAAGCAAACGGACACGCAAGGAGGATAGCTATAGATCTATTGGATGAAATCTAAATAGTCTTATGGCATATAACCAAATTCCCAAGACAGATAAAGAAGCACAGAAAATTCTCGGTGGGTTCTATAAGAATTCCCCTGAGAATTTTGAGGCTGTCTGGAGTTTGTTTAAAGGACTTAATGATGATCCTGACATTACCATTGAAGGACCAATAGCATTACAGGAATCGACAAAGAAGAATGTAAAGATAGCAAGAGCAATTAAAGTAAAGTATGCCACCATTGGTGAACTTAAAAAAGCGTATAAGATTCCATCTGATCTAAAGGTTTCCTTTGGTGATGGTAGTAGAGGTGGTAGAGGTGCACAGAATGCTGGTTCTTTATTTGAACAAAACTTAGAAAGATATCTAAAAACTTGGAAAGAAACTGGTGAGATACCTGAAGGTACGTATCATCAGTTTGCTAAGGATATTATTGACCACTACAATCTAGAAGAATGCGATATCGTAGAGGTAATGCCAATGGGAGCTTTAAACCAGAAGCGACCTATGAAATACCTAGGTAAGAAGTGGCAGATTGGTGAAGCAACTGATACCAATTATAATATAGGTGCTAAGGTTACTGACATTACACTGAAGTATAGTTGTGAGAAGTCAGCACGTGGAGTTGGTTTAATATATTTGTCACTTAAGACTAGTGGTACTACTACTATGTCAAACCTTGGTGTAACTAAATTCTTCTCAAGGGATCAGATAGAATCTGGTGCCATCACACACCCGACTGGTTTAGCTATATTAAAAACTTTTGGTATTAACAACGAAAAATTTTGTCAAATATTTAAGACTGGTGCTGCTAACCAGGGTGCTGGTGAAGTTGAAGGTGGTGGAGCAGAGATGAATGTTGATTATGATAAACCTCTACTTCGTTCTATGATCTTAGGATCTGTAGGATATGGATACCACTACTGTCACCAACAGGGAGGTGGTAATATATACAACTTTGAAATGACTAAGGGGTTATGTGACTCCTTTGCTAATCCAACGTCAGTTAATGTCTACTATGGTGGTCAGACTGGTAAGGGTGTAAGAATTAATATTGAGGTTAACTGTCCTGGTGTTGTATTCAAGTTCAATATAAGAGATACCTCTGGTGGTAGAACTGGTATTAATAGGGCAGCAGGTGAAGAGCAAGGTGGTGGTTGGCCAGATAAGCTACAGTCAGGATATAAGTTTAATAAAGAAAATATATGGACTGAGACTATGGATGAGGATGCTAATCCTGCTATAGGTACTACTCATATGAAGGACAGAGTAAGAAAAGACTATCAGTAATGGCAAATGTCACTCAGTTAAAACACCTCGAACACCTTGAGGATGAGATGCTCAACTATGGAGTTGAAGGGTGTCACGCTGCTGTAAATTTTTTAAGAGAACTAGCAAAGATGCTTGGTAAACAAGCAGATGCTACAGGTTTTATGCAGACCAAATGGGATGGTGCTCCTGCTGTGATATGTGGTAAGGAACCTAACAGTGGTATGTTCTTTGTTGGTACTAAGTCTGTATTTAATAAGACTGAACCTAAGATGTGCTTCACTGAGGAAGCAGTAGACAAATGGTATGATGGAGATCTAGCTAAGAAGTTGAAGTACTCATACAAATACTTTAAGAAGTTGGGTATTAATGGTGTTATACAGGGTGATCTACTATTCACTGATGACACTAGAAAGACTGAGACTATAGAAGGTGAAAAGGTTTATAGTTTTAGACCTAATACTATTTCATATGCTATACCAACTGATCACGAGATAGGTGTAGAGGTAGGTAAAGCAAAGATTGGAGTGGTATTTCATACTCATTACACTGGGGATGAGTTGCCAAAGATGCAAGCAAGAGCAGGTGCACCTATTCACACATATCAGAAAATTCC